ACCAGATAGTTCAAAAGAGGGATTATGGTTGCTTTCTCAGGAAAAGAAAATGGCAAAGATTACAATAGCGCCCCTGTAATTTCTGGCAGCAAAAAAATATGGTTTCTTAACGGAGACCTTGTTAGAATATATCATAGCAGTAGAGCAACAGGAACTATAACTTTATATAATATTAATAAAGATCAAAATGAAATTTGTTTTATACATGAGTTTAAAAAGAAAAGAGAACGAGCATTTACTGTGAATGAAACCTCACAATTGTTAAACAGGCATAGAAAATATATGCCACGTTTAATGAAAAATGGTATTATTCCATATCCAAAAGGATCTAGTAAAGATGGCAAAATTGGTTTTCAGATTAGATCATATTATTCTGAAAAGCAAGTTAGAGAAATGCGAGATATTCTTGCATCAATTCATCAGGGCCAGCCTAGAAAAGACGGGTTGGTAACAAACAATAATACGCCCACCAAGCAAGAGTTGACACGCAGAATGGGCGATGGTATACTTACTTATACAAAAACTGAAGACGGTAGATTTATTCCTGTTTGGAATGAGAGTATTAACTAGGCCTGGAGGGCTAATGGAACAAAATGATGAGACTAAAGTATCTGTTACTTTAGGATATACATTAAATCTTGGTAACTTTCAGTCGCTACGGCTTGATCTGGGCGTAGTAGATTCAAAGAGGCAGGGTGAGACCACAAACGATGCTATGGAGCGCGTATACGGCTTTGTAGAGGCTAAGTTGACTGAGAAGGTCAACGAGGCTAAGGCAGAAATCGCAGAATAATGGCAGAACGCAAAGACCGAATGGCTTTGCTTAGCAGATATTCTAAACACCATGCTGCAAGATATGAAACAAAGTCTATTATTAATTTAAATGTAGAACAGTGGGTTTCTGATGCTTTGATTGAGTCTTATGGACTACCAGTCTGTTATGATTTATTAGAATATTATTTTAGAGTGGCTCAAGAACCATCCTGGAATTATTTTGCATATAATGCTGAAAAGATATTGAAGGCAAAACTTGATAAAGAGCAAGACGATAGAGAACGAAAAGAGAGACGTGGTAAAGCAAGGGAATGGTTAAGTGAATAATTCAGAAGCAAAAGTAATCAATGCTGTATTAAAAGATAAGCAGATTCATGTTTTGCTTCAAGCGAACATAGACAACCTTTTGCGTACACATTCTGATATTTGGAAATTTGTAAGAAAATATTTTGAACACAATAGTTCTGTGCCACCCACATATTTAGTTGTAGAAAAATTTAGAGACTTTGAATTAATTGAAGATGTTGGTGCAACAAAACATCATCTTGAAGAATTACAGCATGAGTATCTTAATGATAGTCTTAAAGATATTCTTCGCTCTGCTGCAACAGATGTACAAAATGACAAGGGTTCAGAAGCACTTAATAATTTAATTACAAAAACTTCAGAGTTAAAAAAGAATACGTCTGCTATTCGTGATATTGATGTTATTGATTTAGATTCTGCAATTGCGTATTTTGATCATCTTAAAAAGATGCAAGCAGCAGGCAACGTAGGAATTAAAACTGGGTTACCAGGATTTGACAATTATATGCCTTCTGGAATTATTGCTGGACAATTAGGAGTATTTCTTGCTTATCCAGGAATTGGTAAATCATGGCTTTCACTTTACTTTGCTGTACAGGCTTGGAAGCAAGGCAAGACACCATTAGTTATTAGTCTTGAAATGTCTGAAACAGAAGTTCGTAATCGTGTATTTACAATTATGGGTGAAGGCATTTGGTCTCATCGTAAAATTAGTCAAGGAAACATTGAAATAGATACATTAAAAGAGTGGCACAAACGACGCCTCGAAGGCAAGAATCCATTTCATATTATTTCAAGTGATCAAGGTGGAGAAATTAGTCCGTCTGTTTTGCGTGGAAAGATAGACCAATACAAACCAGACTTTGTTATTGTAGACTACCTACAACTCATGACACCAAATCAAAAGTCTGAAAACGAGATTGTAAGAATGAAGAATCTATCTCGTGAACTTAAACTCATGGCTATCTCAGAAAAGGTTCCAATTATCGCTATTTCTTCTGCCACCCCAGATGATGTAAATGATCTTAACAGTGTTCCTACACTTGGTCAAACAGCCTGGTCTAGACAGATTGCCTATGATGCCGACTGGGTCATGGCTCTTGGCAGAGCAACTAACTCAGATATTATTGAGTGTGCCTTCAGAAAGAATCGTAACGGATTTATGGGAGAGTTTTTAGTACAAGCAGACTTTGATAAAGGTTACTATCGATATAAAGACTACGAAGATAAGGCGTTATAATATAATGTGTCACTTCATCATAAACCTATTAAAAATTTTTACCTTGACGGGATAATCAATGATGAGTCTCACATACCTAAATTTAAAGAAGAATATCTTAGACTATTGGTCATACAAATGCGGGAAACTGGATATGTGCCAAGAATTGACATTGAGCCAGACTTTACGCTAAAATATGATAGTAACAAGAACTGCTTTGAATTTGGTCTTACAGCATATGGAATGTACGTGGGAAGAAAGAAGGTACAATGGATAATCGCGGTAGATGGGTACAGACCAATACATATACAGAAGACCAAATTAAAAGAGTCCTTATCGGGTCAGGTGTAACTATAGAATCAGAAGTCGGCTCAGACTTCATTATATTTTGTCCATATCATAATAACACAAGAACTCCAGCAGGAGAAGTTTCTAAAGAAAGTGGATTGTTCTTTTGTTTTAGTTGTCAGCAAACTGTAGAACTTCAAGAACTTATTATGAAGATGACTGGCAGATCATATTTTGAATCTATCAGGTTTATCAAGAGTAAAGAAAAAGAAACAAACATTGAAGATCTTGTAAACAAAAAATTATACAAACCTAAAGAATTTATTCAATATGATGAGTTGTTGATTAAAAGATTAAACAATCAAGCGCTAGACTCTCCTAGAGCAATGAGATATTTTGAAGGAAGGCAGATATTTAAGCGATCTGTAGAAAAGTTTAGTCTTGGATATTCTGAGAAACAAGATATGGTTACTATTCCAGTTCAATCTCCAGATGGTATGACAATTGGTTTTGTTGCAAGAACTGTAGAGGGTAAAGAATTTAAAAATACTCCAGGACTTCCAAAAAGCAAGATACTATTTAACCTACACAGAGTAAAACAATCAAACAAAGTATATGTTGTAGAATCATCATTTGATGCAATCAGAATAGATCAGGTTGGTTTCCCAGCAGTAGCAACATTGGGTGCTAATGTATCAAGTTCTCAAATAGAATTACTTAAGAAGTATTTTAATGATGTATATATTGTTTCTGATAATGATGATGCTGGAAATACTATGGCAAATAAACTTATTGATAAGATAGGTTCAAAAGCATACATCATAAAATTAAATAGTAAATATAAGGATATTGGCGATATGCTAGATAGTGATATAATAGAATTGTTACAAAAATCAAACAACTTGGTTGATCAAATTTTTGGAACAAATAGATAGTTTGACAAATACAAACGAATACTATACAATAAATATATAACAAAAGGAGAAGATATGAGCGTAGTAAAGGGATTAAAAAATATCAATGCCCTGCTCGACAAACCAAAATATGAAGGCAGTGCAATTAAGGTAAGATGGGTTAAGTTGGCTGATGGACAGGCAGCAAAAATCCGTTTCGTAGAAGAGTTGGACGAAGACTCTGCAAGTTATAATGAATCTCGTGGTCTAGCAGTAGTGGTTTCAGAACACACAAACCCAAAGGATTACAAGCGTAAGGCTGCTTGTACAATTGACACAGAGGGTCGTTGCTTTGGATGCGAGATGGCTCGCAAAGAACCAAAGAGTGGTTGGAAGGCTCGTATGCGTTTTTATTGCAACGTGCTAGTAGATGATGGTCTAGAAAATCCATACATTGCAGTTTGGTCACAAGGCATGAGCAAGCAATCAGCATTTAATACAATTCGTGAATACGCATTAGAGACTGGAAGCGTATCAAATATTCAGTGGAAGTTAAAGCGTAATGGACAGGGTACTGAAACAAACTATACCTTGATTCCAAGCAAGCCAGATACAGAGCCATTTAATTGGGATGGATTTGAGTTTCATAATCTAGATAAGGTAGTGCGTGAAGTCCCTTATCCAGAGCAAGAATCCTTCTTCTTTGGTTTTGACACACCCTCAGTGACCTCAACAAACATTGAATGGTAATTTGTGAACTACGTAGGATTACACGTTCACACACACTATTCACTTATGGATGGTGTTGCGACACCGCAAGAATATATTGACAGAGCCGTGAGTCTGGGTATGCCAGCAATTGCTATCACAGATCACGGCACTTTGTCTGGACACCGCGAGATGTATCGTGCAGCAAAAGCAGCGGGTATCAAACCAATTCTTGGTATTGAAGGATACATCGCTACAGATAGATTTGATCATAGAGATAAAGCAGAAAGAACTACTCCATTAGATTTAATTTATAATCATATTGTTATTCTTGCCAAGAACCAACAAGGTTTAGAAAATTTAAATAAATTAAACGAGATTGCATGGACAGAAGGTTTTTATAAAAAGCCTAGAATTGATTTTGCAGTATTAGAAAAATATAAAGATGGCTTGATTGTTTTGTCTGCTTGCCTTAGTGGTCTTATTGCAAAGGCTATTGAAGTAGGAGAGTTTGCAGTAGCAAAACAACATATTGAGTGGTTTAAAAATACATTCAAAGATGATTTTTATATTGAGGTGATGCCACATAACCCAAGCGAAATCAATCTTAACTTAATGCAGTTGGCTGATGAATTTGGGGTAAAGATTGTAGTAACTCCAGATTGTCACCATTCAGATATAGATCAAAAAGTTATTCAAGAAATGATGCTTATTCTTAATACACATGCCAAACTTGAAAAAGATGTTAAATATGATAAGTCTAAAAAATATACAGATATGATGGATAGGCTTGATTATCTTTATGGTAAAGATCGTATGATGAGTTTTAATAGGTTTGACATTCATTTATTATCATATGATGAAATGAAATCTGCAATGACAAAAGATCTTAAGTTTAGAGAAGATATGTTTGCTAACACAATTGAGATTGTAAACAAAGTCGAAGACTATGATATTAAAGAAGACCTTAATCTTTTACCAGTTCAGTATAAAAATCCAGATCAAGAATTAGCCAATTTAGCATTTGCTAGTTTAGAAGAAAAAAAACTAAACAGTAACTGGCTTGGAAATGACATATATGAACAAAGGCTTGACGAAGAACTTTATATAATTAGAGAAAAAAAGTTTGCTCCATATTTTCTTGTAGTTAGCAATATGATTAATTGGGCAAAGAAAAAAGATATTATGGTTGGTCCAGGACGTGGATCATCTGCTGGATCTTTGCTTTGTTATCTATTAGGCATTACAGAGATTGATCCTATTGAGCACAATCTTTTATTTTTTCGTTTTATTAATCCAGAGCGTAATGATTTTCCAGATATTGACACAGACATTCAAGATTCTAGACGAGATGAAGTTAAAGATTATCTAGTAAAACAATATAGGCATGTTGCATCTATTGCTACGTTTTTACAGTTTAAAGACAAAGGTGTTGTACGAGATGTTTCTCGTGTTTTAAATATTCCATTGCCAGATGTAAATAAAGTATTAAAAACTGTAGATACTTGGGATGAGTTCTGCACATCTAGAGCATCTGCCTGGTTTAGAGAAAAGTATCCTGAAGTGGAGGTATATGGTGAACAACTTAGGGGTCGCATTAGAGGTACTGGCATACACGCTGCTGGCGTTGTCACTAGTAAAGATCCTATTTTTAAATACGCACCGATGGAGACACGCTCTTCTCCCGGTAGCGATGAGCGTATACCTGTCGTTGCGGTGGACATGGAAGAGGCTGCAAAGATTGGTCTCATCAAGATTGATGCATTGGGTTTAAAAACATTAAGCGTTTTAGATAGCACAATTAAAATTATTCAAAAAAGACATGGCAAGAAGATTGATCTTATATCAATTGATATGAATGACAAAAATGTATATCAAATGCTTTCAGACGGGTACACAAAAGGAGTGTTTCAGTGTGAAGCAACTCCATATACAAACCTTCTTGTAAAAATGGGGGTTAAGAATTTAAACGAACTTGCAGCATCAAACGCTCTTGTTCGACCAGGTGCCATGAATACAATTGGTAAAGATTATATTGCTCGTAAACATGGTAAACAAAATATTAATTATTTACATCAGGTTATGAAACCAATTACAGAAGATACATATGGATGTATTTTGTATCAAGAGCAAGTTATGCTTGCTTGTGTTGAACTTGGCGAAATGACAATGGCTGAGGCAGATAAAGTTCGTAAAATTATTGGTAAGAAAAAGGATGCGAGGGAGTTTGATGTTTTTAGAGATAAGTTCGTTGCTGGTGCTTCTAGGTTTGTTTCTCCTAATCAGGCGAAAGATCTCTGGCATGATTTTGAAGCGCATGCTGGATACTCGTTCAACAAATCACACGCAGTAGCATATTCAACTTTGTCATACTGGACGGCATGGCTAAAATATCACTATCCGCTTGAGTTTATGTATTCAGTTCTTAAGAATGAAAAAGATAAAGATGCTCGCACAGAATATTTGATTGAGGCAAAGCGTATGGGTATTCCAATTAAACTACCACATATTAATGAGTCTGATCTTGATTTTAAGATTGAAGGCAAAGGAATTCGTTTTGGTTTGACTGGCATTAAGTATATTTCAGATAATATTGCAACCAAATATATTGCTGCTAGACCATTTACTTCTTTTAAACAAGCGGAAGAGTTTACATTTACTAAAGGTAATGGTGTAAATAGTAGAGCGCTTCAGGCCATGAAGTGCATTGGTGCATTAAACTTTACAGATAATCCAACAGACGATAATGAAGTTCGTGCCAACTTGTATGAGTATTTAAATCTTCCTGAGTTTAACATTTCTATTCCACAACATTATTACGCATATATTAATGATGTAGAAGAATTTGAGGAAAAAGGATCGTTTATTTTGATGGGCATGGTCAAATCAATTAGACGTGGCAAAGGATGGTCTAGAGTGGAAGTGCTAGACAAAACCGGTTCGGTTGGAATATTTGATGAAGAGCAAACAGTTATTGAAAGCGGTAGGACATATTTAATTCTTGCTTCTGACAACCGAATTATTTCTTATATACCAGTTGATGAAATTAAAGATACTAAGAGTGCATTAGTAAAGTTTTTAAACTACAAAATTATTCCTTACAAAGAAGATCAACATTTTGTGGTAGCATTTAAACCTAGAGTAACAAAGAATGGAAAGAAGATGGCATCTCTTACAATTGCAGATTCTTCTAGAGAGTTACACTCAGTAACTGTATTTCCTACTTCTTTTGCAAAAGCATACATGAATGTTCAAGAGGGCAATGTTTATAAGTTTGAGTTTGGCAAAACCAAAGATGGAACAGTAATAATGGAGGATGTAGTAAATGTTTGATGATTTAGCAAGGGTAAGATTTTAATGACAGTTACAGTAGAAGAAGTATTAGCACAACTTAATCCTAAATTACGTAAAAGCGTAATGTCTGGAGATTCAGTTCCAGCAACAGAGTATGCAGCAACTCCTAGCATAGGCCTTAATAGGGCTTTAAATGGCGGTTTGCCGTATGGTAGACAGGTGTTGATATGGGGATCTAAGTCATCTGCAAAGTCTTCTCTATGCCTTCAGACAATCGCCTTAGCACAAAAGGAAGGTAAGGTTTGTGCTTGGATTGACGCTGAAATGTCGTATGATAAAGACTGGGCAGAAAAATTGAGCGTGGATACTGCAAAGTTAATTGTTTCAAGGGCTAGAACAATTAATGATATGGTTGAGATTGGTGTTGATTTGATGCAGGCTGGTGTTGATTTAATTGTAGTTGATTCAATTACATCCTTATTGCCAGCAATTTATTTTGAAAAAGACACTGACGAACTTAAGCAACTTGAAAATACTAAACAGATTGGTGCAGAATCTCGTGATTTTAGCAATGCATGGAAAATGATTAACTATGCAAACAATAAGGTTAAGCCAACTTTGTTTATTCTCATTTCTCAATCAAGAAACAATATTAATGCAATGTATACTAGTCAACAACCTACAGGTGGTCAAGCAACAAAGTTTTATTCATCAACTATTGTAAAGTTGTTTTCATCAGAATCAGATAATCAAGCACTGAAAGGAAAAATACATGTTGGAGATAAACTTATTGAAGAAAAAATTGGCCGTAAAGTTAGATGGGATTTACAGTTTTCAAAAACTTCTCCATCCTTTCAATCTGGCGAGTATGATTTTTATTTTAGAGGTGACGATCTTGGTGTTGATTCCATCGCTGATTTGGTTGATACAGCAGAAAGTCTAGGGATTGTAAATAGGACTGGAGCGTGGTATCAACTTAATGACGGAACTAAAATTCAAGGCAGAGATACTTTTGTAAACAGAGTAAGAGAAGATTTAGACCTACAAGACATGATAAAGAATAAAGTAAAGAATGTCTGAAAAGTTTAAAACTGTTACTGGTCAATTTACATGTCAAAAATGTAATGATGTTGTTGATATTTGCAGACTTTGGTTTGAAACAAAAGACATTACTTGGATGTGTACTAAAAAACATATATCAAAAGTTAGCATGGTTCCTAAAACAAAAAAGGATTATGAAAATGAGTGAAAGATCAGAATCTAAAAGACTAGGTGCTAAACAGCACAAAAACTCTGGTAGAAATACAAAAAAGGGTGACGCATCATGGAATGGTTTTACTGTAGATTTTAAAGAAAGTGCGAAGTCATTTACTCTTAACGCAGATGTTTGGGGAAAGGTTGTAACAGATGCTATTAAAAATAATAATGATCCAGCATTAGTTGTCATTCTTGGAGAAGGAAATAAAAAAATAAGGCTTGCTATAATTGAGTTAGATGTGTTAGAACAACACATAGGGGGTAAATAATGGAAAAAACAACATTAGAAATGATCAATGGTTTGTCTGAAATATCAGAATATATGGAAGATGAAGAGTTAACAACAGCATTAACAATGATTGCAAAACTTATTGTTAAGCCAGATATTCCAATTCAAGTAGCAACTCTTGAAATAGTTAGGTTGCAGGCAATTGCTGCTAAACTATCTCTTAAAGCAACTTGGATGGCAAATGTAGATAAACAAAACAGAGCAAAGAAAAATATATATTATACTGCTGCAGAGTCTGTCAATAATCTTGTTTCTGCCCTGAAATATATTACGAGATAGTGTATAATTAATATAATAACAAAGGACGTAGGGTATAAAAAATGACAAAAAGTTTATTACAACAGATAATGGTTAAATCAGCAAAATCAAAAAATAGTTTAGATGTAGATGCAGTTATTCAAAAAATAGAGTCTGGCTATATGGTTGGACAAGATCCAAGTCGTCAAACAAAGAAAGCATTTGCTCCATCGGCACTTGTTTATGGATATGGAGAATGTCCTAGATATTGGTATCACGCATTTGATGGTGTTGTTTTTGAAAGCACTAACACTCCATTTTCAGTTGCTAATATGTCAAATGGGTCTCTTTCTCACAATAGAATTCAAGACGCTTTGCTTAAGTCTGGTATTGCTAAAAAATTTGTAAAGGTAGACAGAGAGACAAATAAAGAAAAAGAGACAACTGAGTTTGAAGTTATTAATAGCGATCCGTTAATATATGGTTGGGCAGACGGCATGATTGAATGGAATAATGAAGAGTTTGTTATTGAAATTAAAACAGCAAGCAATGAAGGATTTGAGTATATAAAGAAAACCAACAAGGCAAAAAGTTATCATGTTGCTCAGTTACTTATTTATATGAAAATTTTAAAGATGGCAAAAGGTTTAGTTATATATGAAAATAAAAACAATCATGAATTGTTTGTTATTCCAATTGAAGTAAATGATCATTACAGACAATGGATTGATACGACCTTTGACTGGATGCGAACAGTAAGGCAAGCCTGGAAAGATAGGCAACTACCACAAAAAAATTATAGAGCAAACTCTAAAATTTGCAAAGGATGTCCAATACAAAAGGCATGTGCCCTATCAGAACCAGGGGTAATTAAAATTGGTTCGCTGGAGCAATTGAGTGAAGCCATGTGAGTGGTGTGAGAACGAATTTTCTCCTGCCGTAAGTTATCAAATTTATTGTAGTCCAACATGCAGGACAGAAGCAACAAAAATTAAAATTGCAGAAAAACAAGTTATTAATAAACGAAGAAAAAGATATGGCAAAGATCGTAAGTGTGCGAGAGGATGTGGAACAATTCTTTCAGCATACAATGACTTTAACTATTGTGACTATTGTTCAATAGATAACAAAAAAGTAAACAAAACCCTCAGACAACTTAAAGGATTAATAGACTATGAAGACAATCGATAGACCAGCAAAATTTGTTGCCATTGATGCAAGTACTAATAGTCTTGCTTTTGCCCTGTTCTTTTTTGGTAATATTGAAATGATTGGAAAGATTAATTTTGAGGGAAAAGACATATATCAAAAATGTATTGATGCTTCAAAAAAAGTAAACAGTTTTTTAAAAAACGATGCATTTATAAATACTGACTCTATTATTATTGAACATACTGTTTTTATGAATAGCCCAAAAACTGCAGCAGACTTAGCATTAGTTCAGGGGGCAATTATAGGAGCAGCAGGGGTATCTGGTATAGTTAATGTTGCAAAAGTTTCTCCTATTACATGGCAAAACTATATTGGAAACAAAGCATTATCTAAAGAAGAAAAACTTATTATTAGATCAAAAAATCCAGGAAAATCAGATGCGTGGTATAAATCTTATGAAAGAAATATTAGAAAAGAAAGAACGATTAGGTTTATTGAAATCAATTATGATAAAATTATAGATGATAATGATATAGCAGATGCTTGTGCAATAGGCCATTGGAGTTTAAACAACTGGGAGAAGGGGGTATCTTAATGCCAGAATTAAATGCTAATATACCACCAATAGAATGTTATGTTCGTGGCAACTTTTTAAGAGATCAAAAAGATTCGCATGATCAATATTTTCCTTGCATCATTTTTGGCGTTTCAAGCATACCAAACAGAAGTCCTTTATTTCATTTTATAATGGAGGATGGTGGTTTATGGTGGAGAATGCCAATAAACGCTTTTTGCACACAGCCCGGTGTTGTAGAGGAAGACATTCACAATTTAGTTTTGTGGAATTCTTTTAGTCCTTTTGTTACTGTTACAAAATTTTCAAATCTTGCAAATCTTCGTATGTTCTATAGCGATAGAAATAAAAATAAAATTTCTGGCAAATACTTGTTTACACTTGATTGGTACAGCGGAGATGCAAACAGCCTTGATGACGGATATTCTGAAAATCCTGGACAACATAAGTGTGGGCATGTTATTCAAAGAGATGACGGCAATTTTGCTATCCAACCAAACAATCGTATATTTGTTTTAGAGCCCTCTTTTACAACAAAGCCTGGCAAACAAGTTATTCATCGTTTAATTAATACTAATAAATGGGATGTAGAAGATGCTGCAAAATGGGTTACAGATGACACAGACTCTTATCATTATAATATTATAAATAATGATGTTATTATTGAAAGATTAAAATATATGGAGGAAAACGGTATATGAGCCCTAGAGATTCGTTTAAAAGATAGGATTGACAAATAACATTATGGGTGGTAAACTATATACAAACGAGGCGTGGCTTCGTAAAAGGTATGTGCTTGACAAAAAATCAGTTACTGATATTGCTAAAGAATGTCAGACAAGCGTAGAAACCATTTATGTATACCTTGCCAAATTTAAATTAAGGAAATCAAAACGATGAAAGATGATCTTAGAATTATAGTTGATCAGGTAAACCATCCTGAGCATTACACATCGGACCCATCTGGTGTTGAATGTATTCAGATTACACGTCACAGAAATTTTAATATTGGAAATGCATTTAAGTATTTATGGAGAGCAGGATTAAAGGATGAGTCTAAACATATAGAAGATTTAAAGAAGGCTATTTTTTATATACAAGATGAAATTAATAGACTTGAGAGTAGGCATGGGTAGAAAAAAGAAAGTTCAAGTTTTTGATAACGGAAAGTACACAAAACTTCCAAGTGTTGTGGTCGATGGTCACACAATTGAGCAAGGCGAAATGATAAAAATTAAAGGTGAGCATGGATCTATGTTTAAGTTTCTTAGTCTTACAACAAACAATGATAATGGATTACAATGGGTAGATTGCGTAGAGTATGAGCGTGGATTTCCTAGAGCGATGAGGTCGTTTAATATTGATAAAGTAAAACGAATTCCTGCAAGGAGAAAAAATGTCAAAAGATCTTGAAGTTATAGAACATCTTGATGAAATTAACAAGGTTGTTGAAGAATATTTAAAGGGTAGCGATCCAACAAAAATTTCTAAAGATTTAAACCTTCCACGCACTCGTGTTGTTGCACATTTAAATGAATGGAAAGTAATGGTATCTGCAAACGATGCCATTCGTTCGAGGGCAAAAGAAGCACTTGCAGCAGCAGACGCACACTATGGAAAACTTATTGCCAAAGCATATGAAGTTATTGATGAATCAACTATGAACAATAATCTTGGAGCAAAAACTGCTGGAATCAAACTGGTACTAGATATTGAAGCAAAAAGAATAGAAATGCTTCAAAAGGCTGGGCTTCTTGAAAACAAAGAACTTGCGGAAGAAATGATTGAAATAGAAAGACGACAAGAGGTTCTTGTTGGAATACTAAAAGATATTGCAAAAGATCATCCACAAGTTCGTGATTTGATTATGAAAAAATTATCTGATATATCAAAATCAGATGAGGTGATTACAATTGTCCATGATGTTCAATGACTTCATTGAAGCACTACAAGATAATCCGTTTCAAGAAAATCCAGTAGACACAAAAACATTTGTTGAGTCTGCAGATTATTTAGGACAACCACCATTGTCAGATATACAATATGAAATTGTAGAGGCAATGAGTCAAATATATAAAAAAGCAGACCTTGAGTTATTAATGGGAACTGTCGAAGGAGCAAAGTATTATGAAAAATACACCAAGAACGAAATTATTTTACAACTTGGAAAGGGTAGTGGCAAGGACTTCACCTCAACTGTTGCTTGTGCCTATATTGTGTATAAGTTACTATGCCTTAAAGATCCCTCAAAGTATTTTGGCAAACCGTCTGGCGATGCGATTGACCTTATTAACGTTGCTATCAACGCTCAACAAGCGAAAAACGTTTTCTTCAAAGGATTCAAAACAAAAATAGAAAAATCGCCTTGGTTTGCTGGAAGATATAATGCAAAAGTAGATTCAGTTGAGTTTGATAAATCAATTACAGTTTATTCTGGTCACTCAGAAAGAGAGTCCCATGAAGGTCTAAACTTATTGCTTGCAGTACTTGATGAAATTTCTGGTTTTGCAAGTGAAGTTGCAACTGGTAATGAGCAGGGCAAAACAGCAGACAATATTTATAAAGCATTTAGAGGCTCTGTAGACTCTCGTTTTCCAGACTTAGGCAAGGTAGTATTGTTGTCTTTTCCAAGATATCAAGGAGACTTTATTTCACAAAAATACGATAGCGTTATAGCAGATAAAGACGTTGTTTATAAATCACATAAATTTATAATTAATCCATTGCTTGATGAAACATCAGAAAACACATTAGAAATTGAGTGGGAAGAAGATCATATTATTTCATACAAGGTTCCTGGAGTGTGGGCACTTAAAAGACCAACATGGCAAGTAAATCCAACTAGAAATATTGATGATTTTAAAATTGCATTTTACACAGATTTAGGTGATGCAATGATGCGCTTTTTATGTGTTCCAACATACGCGTCTGACGCATTCTTTAAACAAAAAGATAAATTAGAAAAGTGCATGACTCTTCGTAATCCAGTAGATGAGTTTAGAAGATTTGATCCAGGATTTATTCCAGACCCCAATAAAACATATTATGTTCACGCAGATTTAGCACAAAGACACGATAAGTGTGCTGTAGCAATTGCACACGTTGATAAATGGGTTAGCCTACAAGTTATAAAAGATTATGAGCAAGTGGCTCCAATTGTTGTTGTAGATGCAGTTGCTTGGTGGGAGCCTAAAAAAGAAGGTGCGGTAAATCTAAGTGAAGTAAAAAACTGGATTATTAATCTTAGAAGGTTAGGTTTTAATATTGGCAAGGTAACGTTTGATAGATGGCAGTCTTATGATATTCAACAAGAACTTAAGGCTGTTAACATTAATACTGATACGGTATCTGTTGCTAAAAAACATTATGAAGATTTGGCCATGCTTGTTTATGAGGAAAGAATTGTAATGCCTCAAATACCAATACTTTTAGAAGAATTATCTGAACTTAAGATTATGAAAAATAATCGTATAGATCATCCCAGAAAATTATCAAAAGACTTGGCTGATGCAGTTTGCGGTGCAACCTTTGGTGCGATATCATATACTACTAAGGAAAATAGTCTTGAAGTAGAGGTTAGAACCTGGTCAAGTGCACACAAGGAAATGCAAAGACAAAGAAGGCAAGAGTTAGAAAATGAAAGAAATAATGAGATGCCAGATGATGTTAAAGAATTTCTTGGAAAACTCAATTTGCTATAGTCTGTTACATCTGCTATAATAATATAGTATCTGCCTAACGGGGATACAAATTAACTCGCTGAAAAGGAGCAAAAATGGTAACAACATTTGCAATGGATCTTTTCAAAGATCCTTTTTTTATTGGGTTCAACCGAGAATTAGATAGGTTGAACAGAGTACATTCAATTAATGTTGGTGGATTTCCACCATATGATCTACTTAAGGTAGATGCGGATAATTATATTCTAACTCTTGCAGTTGCAGGGTTTAGCAAAGATGATCTTGACATCTCAGTAGATAATGGAACACTCATTATTAAGGGTGAACAAACAAAAGAAACTGAAGCAGAAGTATTACATAAAGGAATCGCTGCAAGAAAGTTTACTCGTTCGTTTGCACTTGGTGAGTATATGGAAGTAACTAGCGCTCAACTTACTGATGGAATGTTAAACATTAAAGTAACACGCAATATTCCAGAAGAAAAGAAACCAAAATCAATTAAAATCAAGTAAATCTATAGACCTGAGTATGTCTTTAAACTGCTCTTTTTTTAATATAATGTTATAATAATCCTAAGTGGACAAAAGGGGCAAATAGGACATCCTAATCTGGGTTATTTGACACGATACCCCCCCAATGGTACAATTGATTTAGGTGCTATTAAAGGGGTATTTGTGACTTGTATTGCTGTTGTTCGCAAAGAAGAAAAAATTTATATGTCTGGCGAACGTGGTGTATCGGATGATGATATCATGCTACCCTCATCAACACCAAAGGTATGGCAATTAGGTCCTTACATTATGGGGTATGCAGGAAGCATGGATGGCGAACGCATTCGTCATAATTTCAAACCATCAATACCATCTGGAAATAATTTACAAAAGTTTATGTATACAAGATTTATTAAAGAACTAAGAGACTTTTATCAAGACTGGTGGGTAGATACAACAAAGGATTCTGATTTTGGAATGATTATTTGTGTTAAGGGTGAAATATTTGAGCATGGTGCAGCAGACATGTCACTAACACAATACAATAATGAATATCTTGCAATGGGCTCTGGATCATCATATGCTATGGGATATTTATATGCTACAGAAAATCAAAAGGATGCACGTAAAAGATCTATTGGTGCAGTAGCATCTGCAATAAAGTTCTCAACATCCTGCATGGGTCCTATTGACACAGTGAGTATTTAAGGATATACTATTTATATGAATCATTTAAACGATGAAGACTTGTCAGATAATGAAAAAGAGTTTGGCGTTTGGTTAGCCAACGGTATTGATCGTGGCTGGGTAAGCGATCCATACTGTCATACACACGATGGTGGGTATGAGTTTATGAGCGAAGAAGAAATAGAAGAATGGGAAGCGGGAGGAGACCCTTGTGAACACGTACTTAGAATTCTCATATGATAATAATTGCCTCTTTAGCATAGTGGTAGTGCCTCCGCCTTGTAAGCGGGTTGCGTAAGTTCGATTCTTACAAGAGGCTCAAAATGATAATAAATAAAAATAATATGTATGGTTCAGAATTCTGGATAAATTCTTATAATAAAAATTTTATTGATATACAAATTGATTCTGGGCTACCACTTCACTGGATAATGTTTAATTTTTTGTTTAAAGATAAAATAATTAAACCAATAAATAATTACGTTGTTAATTTTATTGCAAAACCAGAATTAATTATTAATAAAAATAATATTATTTTAAGACAAAAAACTCATGCAGAAATATGGTTTGAAGAAAAAGACAATGGATTATATTTAGTTGACAAATGTTGGCAAAGACAGTTTTATCCATCAATTGATGATTTTGATATTAATAATAAATGTTATTTATCAAAATATAAATTTTATACTCCTTGGATAGTTGATTGTAATTGTTTTATTAAAATTAAATGTTTTAAAGAATCTCCATTTTTTATTATTGAAAAAAATATAAATTTTATAAAACAAAACTTAAGGCATGGAATAAATCCTTATTGGATTAATTTTAATTTATATAAAAATAATAATTTTATAATTGATGATGGTTGTGGTATAATAGATATAAACACACCAATGTATGATATTATTATAGAAGATAAAGAATTAATAGAAAAGATTATTAATGAATATAATTAAATTTATACCAGCATTAAAAAATGATATGCTAATT